TCTCCGCCGGCAGGCAGCGCGCATCGTATTCCCAGCCGCCGCCCCGGCCCCGGCGCTTGCGCTTCTCCCAGCGCTCGCGCGTGGCCAGCTCCGCCACGCGGCGGCGGGAGGACGGCAGGCCGGGCATGCCGGCCAGCTCGGCGGGGGCATACCAGTCGGTCATGGGGGCTCAGGCGGCGCTGGAGGATGCATCGCTGTCCGCCCACGGGTCGAACCCCAGGGCCGTGACGATCGCCCGCCGCACCGGGCCCGAGGCGCGCCGCCCCGCCGCCACGTGCATCACGTGCGACTGGGACACGCCCACCCGCCGCGCGATCTCCGCGTAGCTGAGGTCCGCGTCCTCCAACAGGTGCCGGATGCGCCTGCCTTCTGCTCGTGCCTGTGCCTTGTCCATTTGGTCCCGTGTGCTATATCTGCCCGCAGATAACTGCCTGCCAGGGACACTATCGAGAGTGACGCTCGAAAGTCAAGCACAAATCAAGTGTGAGGCTATATTGTGCCCGAGACAGCCTTTGGCGCCCGCCTGCGGGCGCTCATGGAGGCGCTCGGCTTCAATAGGCGATCGGAAGAATTCGCCGGCTCTGTTGGCGTGAAGCGTGAGCACGTCTACGGGCTCATCTCAGGGAAGACTAGGCCGAGCGACACCCTCCTGATCGCCATCTGCTGCGTCCACGGCGTGAGCCGAGCCTGGCTGGAGCGGGGCGAGGGGCCGATGCTGGCTCCCCCGCCCACTTTGGACGAGAGCGCAGTCCTCGCCTTGTACCGGCGGGATCTCGGCGCCATGCAGAAGCGCATCGACGATCTGACGCATCAGGTATCGCGCCTGGCCGCCGAGCTGGGCCGCGACAAGCTGCGGGGAATCGAGGCCAGCAAGACCGCGCCGCCGCGGCGGGATCTGGTTGCCGAACGCGACGCAAAGTCGTAACCACCAGACCAGGAGGCCCCATGCGAACGCTGACGCTGATCGCCCTGGCCGCGCTGCTGCTGGCGGCGCCGGCGCACGGGCAGGAAGGGAGCGACAAGGCGCCCCCGGCAGTCCCGCCGGATCGCCGCGTGCTGTGCGGTGAAGACTACGACCGCATCCATCAGGGCGACATCGTCGGCCGCAAATGGAAGCGCGTAGTCGAGTGCACCGAGTGGAAATGGATCGTGGTTTCCCAGGTGCAGCGCTCGGACGGCGTTGTGACCGTCTATCGCCCCGACTGGTTTCGCGATCCCAACGTCAACTCCAACGGGGTCCCCAAGGTTTACGTCTACGTGCTGAATGGCACGGTGATCGCCTGGAAGTACTACTAGCCCGCCCTCACCCCGCCCTGCGCACTATTGCACGCTGACTCCCCGCCTCGTGTCCCGCACGATGCCGGGCATGGACCGCCACCAGCTCACCGCCAATTACTACCTGGAAGAGTTCACGCGCTCGGAGATCTCCGCGCGCCTGGGCCGCCCCATTGGGGTGGAGCGGGGCTCGGCCGAGTACGCCAACGTGCTGCGGCTCTGCACGCACGTGCTGCAGCCGCTGCGCAGCGTGCTGGGCCCGGTGTTCGTGTCCAGCGGTGTGCGGCCCCTGTGGCTGAACACGATGATCGGCGGCTCCAAGAACTCCCAGCACATCCCCGGCGAAGCCGCGGACATCGTCGTGTCCGGCTTCTCGCCTTACGAGGTGGTGGCCTGGCTGAGCACCAGCGGCCTGCCCTTCGACCAGGTCATCCACGAATTCGGCCAGTGGGTGCACGTCTCTATCAAACCGTTTGACCGTCCGCCGCGGGGCCAGGTGCTCACCGCGTGGAAGCGCCCGGACGGCGCCGGCGCCCTGGCCACCGCTTACGCCACCGGCCTGCACAGCATGAAGGACCTGGAGGCCGCCGCGTGAAGATCGACTGGAAGCAGACGCTGGCGACGGTCGCCCCCATGCTGGGCACGGCGCTGGGCGGCCCGCTGGGCGGCATGGCCGCCAAGGCCATCGCGGACAAAGTGCTCGGCAAGCCCGAGGCCACCGAGGACGAGATCGCCGCGGCCGTTTCCTCCGGCGACCCCAAGACCATGCTGGCGCTGAAGGAGGCCGAGCAGTCGCTCCTGACCACCATGCGCGAGCTGGGGATCAAGGAGGAGCAGCTCCACGCGGAGGACCGTGCCAGCGCGCGACAGCGCGAAGTGCAAACCGGCGACAGCGTCACGCCGCGCGTGCTGGCGGCCGTAGCGGTGATCGGGTTCTTCGGCGTGCTGGGCGGCGTGCTCTGGAAGGGACTCCCCGACGGCTCGGGCGGAAACGTCCTGATGCTCCTGATCGGCACGCTGACCGCAGTGGTGATGGCCGTCTTCAACTACTACTTCGGTTCCAGCAGCGGCTCGAAGGCCAAGGACAGCGCGATGCTCAAGGGGGCGAAGTAGTGGACCTCCAGACCACCGCCGTCGTCGCCGCCCTGCTGGCGAGCTGGGGCGGCCTCGTGCTGTGGGCCGTCAAGGTCATGCTGGACCGCCAGGCGCGCCACATCGACGGCCGCTTCGATGAGATGGCCGTCGAGCGGCGCAAGGAGGAGGCCCGCGTCGGCCGCCTGGAGCGCGAGCTGCTGGAGCTGAAAGCCGAGCTGCCCCGCGACTACGTCCGCCGCGAGGACGCCATCCGCAACGAGACGGCGTTCCACGCCAAGCTGGACGCCCTCGCCGCCAAGATCGACGCCTGGAGAGCGGAGCGCACGGCATGAGCGTGGACCTGGAGAAAGCGCGCCGCGAAGGCATGCGCTGGCTGCTGCTGGTGGCCCTCAACGCGGGGCGCCCCATCGGCGCCGGCGAGGCCACGCTCCTCTCCGCCATCCGCGGCGAGTACCCGGACGTCACGCACCTGGAGCTGCGGCGCGAGCTGGACTACCTGGCCGACCGCAAGCTGGTGGAGATCTCCGGCAAGGACGCGCCCTCCTGGCACGCGGAGCTGAACCGCTACGGCGTGGACGTGGTGGAGTACACGCTGCCCTGCGAGCCCGGCATCGCCCGCCCGACCAAGTACTGGTGAGGGCGCCATGCCGCCCAGGCCCGCCGTCACGCAGCTCCCCGCGCAGGTCAAGGCGCAGCTGGACCACCGGTTGATCTCCGGCGGCTTCTCCGGCTATCGCCAGCTTGCCGAGTGGCTGGAGGAGCAGGGCTTCTCGATCAGCAAGTCGGCGCTGCACGACTACGGCCAGCAGTTCGAGCGGCGCCTGGCCGCGCTCACGATGGCCACCCAGCAGGCCAAGGCCATCGCTGAGGCCGCCGGCGACGACGAGGGCGCGCTCAACGATGCCCTGATCCGGCTGATCCAGGAGAAGGCGTTCAGCGCCCTGGTGGAGATGGAGGAGGCCGGCGAGCTGGACCTGATCGACCTGGGGCACATGGCCGCCAAGCTGGGCGGCGCGGCCGTGCAGCAGAAGAAGTGGCAGGTGCAGGTCCGCGAGCAGATCGCCCGGAAGTTCGCGGTGCTGGAGAAGGAAGCCGCCGGCGGCAAGGGCGGCCTGGACATGGCCACCCTCAAGCGCGTGCGCGAGGAGGTCTATGGCATCGTCTAGCGAGCGCCTGCCGGGCCCCGCCGTCCCGCTGTATGCCTACCAGCGGCGCTGGCTGCGCGACCGCGCGCGCTTCAAAATCGCCATGTTCGCCCGCCAGACCGGCAAGACCTTCATAAGCACACTGGATTTGGTGGACGACTGCTACGAGGCCGAGGCGCTGGGCCGGCGCGAGCGCTGGGTGATTCTCTCTCGCGGCGAGCGCCAGGCCAAGGAGGCGATGGACACTGGAGTGAAGCTGCACGCCCGCGGCTACAACTTGGCCATCGACGAACTGGAGTACGACTTCAAGGGCGAGGACAACACCGCCTACAAGGCCCTTGAGGTCACACTGCCCGGCGGATCGCGCATCACGGCACTGCCCGCCAACCCGGACACCGCGCGCGGCTTCTCGGCCAACGTGTTCCTGGACGAGTTTGCCTTCCACGCCAACAGCCGCGCCATCTGGCGGGCCCTGTTCCCCGTCGTGTCCGCCGGCCACAAGCTGCGCATCACCAGCACGCCCAACGGCAAGGGCAACACGTTCTACGAGCTGATGACCGCGCAGGACTCCATCTGGAGCCGCCACCAGGTGGACATCCACCAGGCCGTGGCCGACGGGCTCCCCCGCGACATCGCCGAGATGCGCGCCGCGCTCAACGACGAGGACTCCTGGCTCCAGGAGTTCGAGCTGCAGTGGCTGGACGAGGCCAGCGCCTGGCTGGCCTATGAGCTGATCAACGACTGCGAGCACGATCACGCCGGAGATCCCGCCCACTACCAGGGCGGCCCCGTGTTCGTAGGTGTGGACATCGGCCGCCGCAAGGACTTGTTCGTGATCTGGGTGCTGGAGCCTGTGGGCGACGTGCTCTGGACGCGGGAGATTATTGCCCGCCGGCGCATCACCTTCGCGGCGCAGGACCGCCTACTGGACAACGTGTTCACGCGCTATCGCGTCGCGCGCTGCTGCATGGATCAGACCGGCATGGGCGAGAAGCCGGTGGAGGACGCCCAGCGCCGCTACGGCGAGGATCGCGTAGAGGGCGTGCAATTCACAGGCCCCACCAAGCTGCTCCTGGCGACCGAGGGTAAAGAGGCGTTCGAGGATCGCAAGGTGCGCGTCCCCCTGGGCGACCGCGATCTGCGCGGCGACCTGCACTCCCTGCGCAAGGTGGCCGGCCCCACCGGCAACGTGCGCTTCGACGTGGACGCCAGCGAAGGCGATGGACACGCCGACCGCGCCTGGGCTGCCTTTCTCGCCATCCACGCCGCCAGCGCGCCGCGCATGGTGTACGCCTACCACCGCGTCACCCGCGACGCCGCGCCCGATGACGACCCGCCCGAACGCCGGGTGCGCACGGGGAATGCGGGGTTTGGGCTGCAACGGGGGGTGTGGTGATGGCTGAATCCGTCCGCCTCTACGACGCCTACGACCGGCCCGTGAACCTGGCCGCGCTGCGCCGCGAGCACGCCGCGCCGCAGGTCGCCGGCGTGCGCACGGTGTGGCAGGACACGGTCGCCTCCGGCCTCACGCCCAAGCGCCTGGCCGCGCTGATCCGCCGCGCGGACGACGCCGACCACCACGACTACCTGACCCTGGCGGAGGAGATCGAGGAGCGCGACGGCCACTACCGCAGCGTTCTGGGCACCCGCAAGCTGGCCGTGGCCGGCCTGGAGCC